CTGTATGTATATCCGTCACTCTCAGAACAAGGTCAATTTTTTGATGTCTAGTACGCACACAACATCCCTACAATTTAAATTTACTGACCCCGGGGCTTCTCTTGACAATCCAAAAATTTTCCAGCTATTTTTTATAGACACTGGTTAAAAAACCATGGTACATTCCGCCCATGAACAATTCCATCAATGCCGATCAGGTGTTGCGCGAACTTGCACTTGCTATTGCTAGGAACAACGTAGGGGCCATGCGCCCTATTGCGGAGATTCTTGCGGGTGAAGGCTTGACGCAATCAGAATATGATGCTATCTCTGCGAATCCACAGTTCAAGAGGTATGTGGACAGCTATACCAAGGAGATGCAGGAGAGTGGCTTCTCATTTGCCGCTAAGTCCCGTATTCTTGCAGAAGATTTGTTGCCTACGGCGTACCATATGGTGCGAGACCCCGACACACCAGCGGCTGTGAGGGCAAAAATCATCGAAAACTTCGTTGAATGGGGTGATCTGAAGCCTAAAAACAGTGCGATTTCGACTGCTGGCCCGGGTTTTTCAATCACAATTAACATCCCAAGCACTGCAAATTCGAGTCCAAAAACCATCGTTTTAGAGGCTGAAAGCACTGAAATAAGCCCTAAAATTGCAGAAAACGTGCAAAAACCGGTTTTATTTTTGGCTGAAGACGAAAATTACGAATATGCAGGGGATGACTACTTATGAGTGTTAACTACACCCCAGTACAGTCTGTAACCCCATACCTTCTCTCTGATAAGTTTCAGTCATTCATCGTAGGGCCAGTGGGTTCGACAAAAACGACAGCGTCCTTGATGAAGATTCCCATTGAGGCTCGCAAGGTCGCAGCATGCGCGGATGGTATCCGCCGCTCCAGATGTGCAGTAGTTCGTAACACACGTCAGATGCTGCTGGACTCGACCATTAAAGATTTTCTTGGCTTGTTCCCCGAGGGACAAGCTGGGATTTACCATAGAACAGAACTTCGCTTCACGCTTCGCTTTGACGACGTGGAGTGTGACGTGTTGTTTCGAGGTTTGGACGACGCCAACGATGTGAGGCGGCTACTTTCGCTCCAGTTATCGTTTGCCATGGTGGACGAGGTGCGTGAGATAAACTCAGACGTGTTCGACGCGCTGACTGGTCGTCTAGGTAGATATCCCAACGGCATGATGGTGCCGCACCGCACACAGTGGGGGGTAGATGATAAGGGTAATCCCGTACAGGGATGCGTGGACGACTACGGCGTGCAACAAAAAAAAGTCTGGGGTGCGACCAACCCGCCGGATATGGACGCACACTGGGAGCAGTATCTCACCAGCGCAGACCCCGATAAAGTTCACGTGACGATCCAACCGAGTGGTCTCAGCGAAGAGGCAGACTGGGTACAGCACTTACCGTCTCACTACTACGAGGATTTGTGCGAGGGTAAGAGCGAGGATTGGATAGATGTGTACGTGCACGGTAAGTGGGGCAGGTCTCTGTCGGGCACACCGGTTTACCAGAGGACGTTCACCCAAGACTTCCACGTGGCCAAGGAACACATAAAGCCCATACAGAACATGGACTACCCCATCACCATAGGGATTGACTTCGGCCGCACGCCAGCGGCAGTGTTCATGCAGCGTGACCCGCGCGGGCGCGTGCTGGTGCTCTCAGAACTTACCAGTGAGAACATGGGCATCGAGACGTTTATCACCTCGCGTTTGCAACCGCATATCTCCAACACATACCCCGGGTACCAGTTCATTGCGGCACCTGACCCCGCTGGATTTATGAAGCAGCAGCTAAACGAGATGACGCTCGTAGACGCGCTAAAGAACGCAGGGTTTAAATGCGTTAAGCCCCCGACGAATAAGCCGGAGCTACGGATTCAGGCAGTCGAGCGCCTGCTGGCTAAACAGATTGAGGGCAAGGCGATGTTCCTCATCGACCCTCAGTGCGCGTCGCTTATAACGGGTTTTCGCTCAGGCTACCGCTATAGGGTTAAGAAGAACGGGGAGTTGGAAGACAGCCCCGACAAGAACGAGTCGAGCCACGTGCATGACGCACTGCAGTATGGAGCGTCTGTCATAGACATGAACATCAGAGGGTTTGGACTTGATGTGAAACGTAGAGAAATTAAAAAATCATCGTATGCATACACTTGACCGCTTGACAGGTCAGCGTACAATTGGGTAACTCTTGGAGATGACTATGCCTTTCTTTTACCCGTCCACCACGTCTGAAAACACCAATGAGCCGTTTGAGCTTCAGGTAGCCCGTAATCAGATCGCTGGCCATAAAGCCTTATTTAAGTTCGGCATCAACGGTGATGTCGGCACATCCGTAGAAACAGTTTGGGCACAAGGCGGAACGTATGCATACCCCGCTTCTGCCACTGTAATGAAAATCTCTAGCTCAAGTGCAGACGATACTTCTGCTGGAACTGGCGCAAGAACAATTGCTATTTTTGGTCTTGATGCAAATTACAACGAAATTAGCGAGTCTGTCCTATTAGATGGGCAAACAGCAGTCAATACTGGCAACAGTTACTTGCGTATTTCTCGTATGTATGTAACCACCGCTGGTTCTGGTGCAACTGCCGTAGGAACTATCTACGCTGGCACTGGCACTGTTACTTCGGGCGTACCAGCAACTGTATACGGCATGATTGCTATTGGTGCAAACCAAACGCAAATGGCATTTTGGACTGTACCCGCAGGTTATACCTTGTATTTAATGGGAACTTTCTTTACATCTGCAAACTCAACCGCAAACGCATCAACCAACTTTCAATTGATTCAACGCCCATTGGGTGGTGTGTTTAGAATACAAAGTTCAGCGCGTACCCCCGGCAACGGAGACTTCGTGGTTGATCTGCACACACCGCTTGCTTTTGCTGAAAAGACAGACATTGAAATTAGGGCAATTGCTTCAGCAGGAACTTCTAATGTGTCTGCTGAGTTTGAGGGCATCTACATAGCCGGTGCTACGGCCCCCGGCCCCGGAATCCCAAGGATTTAAGGACATCTCATGGCTTCAGGCATCGCACTCATCCCAGTAGCTCGTTCCCGCGATTTGGAGCGGGAATCTCAAAAACGCAACACAGAGATGCAGGCTACGCCTGTTATCCAAGGGCTGGCTGCGCACGCACGAAAGCGCTGGGAGTCTGCTCGTGAAGCCAAACGAACAATTGAAGAGCGCATGCTTGATTGTCTACGGCAGCGTAACGGTGAATACAACCCGGACAAGTTAGCTGAGATTAAGCGTCAGGGCGGCTCAGACATTTACATTAACTTGACCTCTGTGAAATGCCGCGCTGCTACGAGTTGGCTGCGTGATACTTTGCTTGGTACAGGTACAGATAAACCTTGGAGCCTTGAGGCAACGCCAGAGCCAACACTGCCGCCTGAGTTAATTAATGAATTGATGGCTAGCATGCAGCAGCAGTTGCAGGCAGTAATGGAACAAGGTGGACAGATTCCTGATCCAAACCAACTTCGTGAAAATGCACAGCAGATGAAAGACGCGGCTATGCGCCGCCTGCGCGAAGAAGCTAATGAGCGTGTTGACCGCATGGAATTAAAGATGGAAGACCAACTCATTGAGGGTGGTTGGACAGATGCGCTAAATACATTTCTGGATGACGTTGTTACTTTTCCGTACGCCGTTCTTAAAGGGCCTGTAAAGCGTAAACGCAAAACCATGGCATGGCAGAACGGAGAGCTTGCGCCTTCTGAAGAAATTACCAACGAGTGGGAGCGTGTTGATCCGTTTATGTTCTACTGGGCTCCATGGTGCTCGGATGTACAAGAAGGATTTATCGTTGAGCGTCACCGCATGACGCAAGAAGATTTACAAGCACTGATTGACGTGCCGGGCTATAACAACGACGCCATTCGCGCCGTGCTTAAAGACTTTGACTACGGCAATTTAAACGAATGGTTGTGGACAGATAGTGCGCAGGCTACGGCTGAAGGCAAAGACACAACGCAGACTATTTTTACAACCGACCTGATTGATGCGTTGCAGATGTGGGACAGTGTAAAGGGTAGTGACTTGCTCACTTGGGGCTTGTCTGCAAAAGAGATTCCCGATCCTGATTTGAGCTACCCATGCGAAGTATGGTTGGTAGGCTCTACCGTGATCCGCGCCGTGCTAAACTACGACCCTCTGGGTCGCAAACCATACTACGTTACTTCATACGAGAAAGTGCCCGGAGCCGTTGCTGGTAAAGGCGTTGCGGACTTGTGCCGTGATTCCCAGAACATGGTGAACGCTTCAGCTCGTGCTTTAGCAAACAACATGGGTATCTCCTCTGGCCCGCAGGTGGGTGTAAATGTTTCGCGCTTACCGCCCGGTGAAGATATCACTGAAATGCACCCATGGAAAATCTGGCAGTTTCAGAGTTCTGAATTTAATGACGGCTCACAGCCGCTGACGTTTTATCAGCCAAACAGCAACGCCAATGAGTTGATGGCAGTGTTTGAGAAATTCTCTGCCCGCGCTGATGAGGACACAATGATTCCTCGTTACATGACTGGTGAGAACACACCCGGCGCAGGACGTACATCATCTGGCTTGTCCATGTTGATCTCTAACGCTGGCAAGGGTATCAAACAAGTTATTAGCAACATCGATCGATCTGTGATTGTTCCGTCGATTGAGCGTTTGTACCAAGACAATTTGCGTTACAGCAAAGACCCCGATTTGATCGGCGACGTCAAAGCAGTAGCTAAAGGCGCGACTAGTTTGGTTGTTAAAGAAGCCGAAGCAATTCGTCGCAACGAGTTCTTGCAACTTGTTCTTAACAGCCCTGTTGCGCAGCAAATCGTTGGGATGGATGGCGCTGCCGAACTCTTACGCGAACAAGCTCGCAGTCTAAGCGGCAACGTTAATCGTATTGTTCCTGATCGTCCTACGCTAACCGCCATGCAAACTTTGCAGCAGCAGAATGCGCAACTTCAAGAACAGTTAGCAATGATTGCCAATGAACTTCAGGGCGGCGCACCCGGCGCACCGGCTGCTCCCGGTATGACACAAGGCCCTGCTCCACAAAATACGCTACCTGACGGAAGTCAAGTAGGCGGGCGCGAAGGTAACATGATGTCACCACGCCCTAACGGAATTTAAAAACTTTTGTTGACTGTTTAAAAGAGCAGTGGTATAAAATCAACATATGAAGATTTTTATAGGCCAAAAGCCCGATCGACAGCATGTGCAAGCGTTATATCGTTGCAAGCTAGAAGAACATGGTGCTCTATTGGATTTGTTTCGTAAGAAACTTGAGGAGACAAAAGACTCCTTGATTCTTGCAGAAGATTCAGTACGAATACACCGACTTCAAGGTCGCGCTGAGGTTTTAGCAGATTTTCTCGAGGCGGTTGAAAAATCGCACGAGATTTTCGACCGGGTCAAATGACCCGATTTTTGTAGTCCTAGCAAACCATTATGTTGGACGGCACACCGGTAACCCCGACGCCCGAAATGCAGAGTTGGCGCTTTAAAGGAAATTTAAAATGGCATTGCCGAAACAAGTAGAAGCTCAATTACGTGAACTGGAACAGATCGAAAAACAAATAGCTGAGAGTCAAAACCAAGCGCCTTCGAACCCGGAGCCGCAAACGACAGAAGACCCTCCAGCTGATACTTCGACACCTGAACCCACCGTTGCGGAGCAAAAACCTGTTGAAACAAAGCCAGAACCGACAGAACCAGTTATAGCTGAAGAGACATGGCAGAGCCGCTATATTGCCCTAAAAGGCAAATATGACGCCGAAGTGCCACGCTTACACGCCGACTTACGGGATTTTAAGACTCAGTTGGACAAACTCCAAAAAGCCTCAGAAGCCAAACCAGTCGAGACGAAGAAGCCTGCAGTTGCTGAGAAGTTGGTTACGGATGCTGATGTTCAAGCATTTGGCGAGGACTTAATTGAAGTCCAACGCAAGGTTGCCCGCGAAGTGGCAGCAGAGTTTCGTAGCGAATTAGACGCCATGAGAGTCGAGAATGAGCAATTGCGAGAGCAGTTGAACACGACCGGTACTCAGGTATCTGAAGCAAGTTTTGAGCAACGTCTGTACCGTATGGTGCCGAACTTTAGTGATATTAACGTTGATCCCAAGTGGATTGCGTGGTTAAACGAAGTTGATCCGTTACTCAGAGCGCCACGATCTACTGTTGCACAACAAGCGTTTAACCGAGGCGACGCTGAAGGAGTTGCACACTACGTAACGATGTTCCAACAGAGCATTGCCCCCGTGGAGCGCAAAACCGATAAAACCGACGAACTTGAACGTCAAATTCAGCCAAATCGTGGTGCCTCAAGCGCCCCCAGTGCCTCTCCAAAAGGCAAGGTCTACAGCAACGCTGACATTGAAAAGATGTTTCGTAGAGCAACAGACTTGGGGACTAAAGGGCAAATCGACGCGGCAAAGAAACTTGAAGCTGAAATTGATGCTGCATACATGGAAGGTCGCGTAACTGCGTGATCCGTGTTACAGCGTTGAAACCCAACCTGTTATTTTTTAGGAGGCCAAAATGGCTGCTGTATATCCCGTCCAAGCTCCGTTTAATACGAGCACATCGTACTCCGGTGCGTTTATCCCCACCCTGTGGTCTGGCAAATTGCTGGCCAAGTTTTACCAAAACACAATGTTGTCTGAAATCGCTAACACCGATTACGAAGGCGAGTTGAAGAACCAAGGCGATACCATCCGTATCCGTTTGGCTCCTTCAATCAGCATCTCTGACTACACTGTTGGCCAGAACTTGTCTTACGAAGTCCCTACTCCTATCTTCCAAGATATGCAAGTCAACAAGGGTAAGTACTTCGGCGTTCAAGTGAACGACGTTTTGTCATACCAGTCTGACATGAACTTGATGAACATGTTCACAGAAGACGCTGCCAAGCAGTTGAAAATCTCTATCGAAAACGAAGTTTTCTTCAACAACATGGTCACTGAAGGCCCTGCTGCTGCTAACGAAGGCGCTACTGCTGGTGCTATTTCTGCTGCCTACAACTTGGGCACTGACGTAACTCCTATTGACCAAGCCACTCCTGAAAACGTGCTGAAGGGTATCCTGCGCATGTCTACAGTCTTGGACGAGCAGAACGTTCCTGAAGATGGTCGTTGGTTGATTATCAGCCCCTTCGACCGTCACCTGTTGATGCAATCTAACATCGCTCAAGCCTACTTCACTGGCGACGCTCAATCGACCATCCGTAGCGGCAAGATTGGTATGTTGGATCGTTTCACAGTTTACGTGTCTAACTTGCTCCCACGCGGCGCAGCAGGCAAGGCTTTGGTAGCTGGTTTGACTGATCCCGCCACCGGCGGTGCTGTGGCTAGCGCTAAAGCTCGTCGTTTGATGGTCGCTGGTACTAAGGCAGCAATGTCTTTTGCCATGACCGTGAACAAGACTGAGCCTTTGCGTAACCAGACTGACTTCGGCGATATCGTCCGTGGTTTGGCGGTGTACGGTCGCAAGACTGTTAAGCCAGAAGCCTTGGTCACTGCTATCGTTGGCTCTGCCAGCTAATAGAGTGGGGGCTTCGGCCCCCGTTTTTAACTTTTATTTTGGAGATTTAAAATGACTTATTCGACTCAATTTGGTCGCACGCTTGGCGGCTACGAAGCTGCAACAGCTGGTACTACTCAAACTCAAGCCGGTGCTACTGTCTTGACTTCTGCTATTAACTACGTTACTACTGGCAATGCCAGCGACGGCGTTATGTTGCCTGCAGGCTACGGCCTTGGCGAAATTGTTTATGTTGTTAACAGTTCTGGTGTTGCACTAAACGTGTACCCTGCAACTGGCGGCAAAATCAACAACGGTTCTGCTAATGCTGCTAAGGCTTTGGCTGCTAACATGTCTGGTGCTTACATTAGCTTGGGCAGTGAAAACTGGGGCGCTGTTCTCAGCGCCTAATTGGTGGCACAATAAAGGGGCTCTTCGGAGTCCCTTTTACTTTATGGAGAATTGAATGAACGCACTTGAGCTTATGTCTCGCCTTGGTGGCGAAACCCTGAACAACAAGATTCGCGCCAACATTGACGGAAAAATTGTCATTCTTGCTCGTTTAGTTGAGCACGATTGGGTGTACACAGAAGAAGGCCAGATTCTGGCTGATTTGCAGTCTAATGTTGACGAAACAAAAACACCATCAAAGTCTCGCAAAAAATCTACTGAACTGGTAGAATCCGTTGAGGCAGCGCCTGAACCTGAGATTACCGAAGTTCCCGCTGAGCCTCAGATCGAACTGTAAGGTACGTCATGAAAGCTCTTAGTGCTTTTTATTCGCGCATTCTGCCCCACTTGCCCGGTTGTCCCGAGCCGGTGGTGGATCAAATGTTGCTGACATCCGCTATTGAGTTTTGTGAAAAATCGCAGGTTCTCAGGCAGAACCTCGATTCAATTTCTACCGTTGCCGATATTGGTGAATACGACTTAGATAGTCCGTCTACTCAACTAATTATTAGTCGTGTTCTTGGCGTAACTGCAGACGGTATCCCTCTTGTCGGCGACATGGCCGAAAGTTTTCCTAGGTACTTACCCGTAGATTCCGGCATCCCTAGTTCTTTTTATGTAGACCGTACAGACTCGCAGTTTGTTCTTCGACTTTTGCCAACTCCAGATGATGTTTATACGTTAGTAACAACAGTTGCGCTGCGCCCGGCTATGACAGCTACGCAGCTTGAAGACGACTTGTATAACCGTTGGATCGAGCCTGTTGTGTCGGGAGCAATCTATCGGGCTATGCTTCTTCCAGATCAGCCTTTTACTAACTACGCCCGCGCTGCGCAGGTACAGATGGAAACGGCTCGTCACATTACAAACTCTCGTATAGAGGGGAACTACGGCCATGTTCGTGGTTCTATGCGCGTTCGTTCACGCCCATTTGTGTAAGGCTATAAATGACTACTTCCGCACAATCAGTTTTACTTCGGGTCGTAGGCACTTTGCAAGACGCTGGAGCTGTCCGCTGGGCAACAAACGAACTTGTACGTTACCTTAATGACGGCCAACGAGACATTACGGTTTACCGCCCTGATGCCACTGCTACAACCGCTACGCTTACTTGTGTATCGGGTACAAGGCAAACTTTGCCTGCTGCAGCATCTAAGCTCATAGACATTGTGCAAAATGTTGCAGCAACAAGTAGCAAACAGGTTGTTCGCAAAGTTAATCGCCAAATGCTTGATTCAATAAGCCCATCGTGGCATGTTGCAACTGCTAGCGTTAACATCTCAAACTACATGTACGACCCAATTGACCCTAGGGTTTTTTATGTGTATCCGCCAGCGACTACGTTGGCTCAGCTTTCGACAGTTTACTCAGCGTACCCAACTGACATAACTGAGCCCGCCGACAATACCCTTTACACAGCAGTGAGTGGTAATATAAGCGTTGCTGATATCTTTGCAAATGCGCTTGCAGACTACATTTTGTTTCGTGCGTTTAGTAAAGACGCTGAGTCTACAGCTAACGCAAGTCGTGCTCAGGCGCACTACGCTCTCTACACAACAGCACTTAGCACTGAGCTAAGAGGCACAACTTCTATTGCACCAAGTACGTCTGGAGCTCCAAACCATGGCTGAAAAAATAAAACTAGTTCAAGGTGACGTTGATCGCCCTCAAGTACAGGCAACAATTACTGACGAAAATACAGGCAATATTGTTGATATTACCGGCGCAACCGTGTTGCTAAAGTTTCGTAAAGTTGGAGCAACAATTCTACAAGATACTATAACCGGCACTGTAACTAACGGCGCAGCAGGTCTAGTTGTATTTAGTATGACCACGCTAGCCATGGCTGGCGATCCGGGTGACTACGAAGGTGAAATCCAAGTAGCATTTGCTTCGGGAGCTGGTACCCAAACTGTGTACGATCTTTTAAAGTTTAAGCTGCGCGAAGACTTCTAATGTTAATTCAACCGTCCATTGTTAAGCTTGCAGCCCTTGCCAGTCAGATTAAACTGCATGGTGAAATAACTGCGCAGCAACTTGCTGCTGGTCTTCACGCTGACTTGTTGGATGCGGCCATTAGCTATATTGAGTTACGAGCGGAAGTTGCTTTTGACACTCTTAGCACCGACGCGCAATATGTCTTACTCAAGGCTGACGCTATTGTTGGATTTTTTGTTGAAATTGTTTCGGCAGCAGATACTCAAACGTTATCTGACCAAACAGCATTAAGTATGGTGAAACTAATTTCTAGTTTTGCTAGTCTAGTAGACACTACTGCTTTTGGAGTTACCAAAACTCTTAGTGACAGCGCGTTTGCGGTTGACTCATCTACGTTAATTGACGGCCTTGAATACGGATTTCAAAAGCGTACAGTTGATCAGGTATTAACTAGTGATTTATACAGCGCCAGCATCACTAAACCTTTTACAGATATCTTTTCAATCAATGATGCGCAATTGCGAGACGTCGGTAAAAGCGCAAGCGATTCTGCTAGTACAACTGATACATTAACAAAACAAACGTCATTTGCGCGTTTGTTGGCTGAAACTTCAAACCCTATTGATGTTAGTGCTAAAACAGTTTTACTACTAGAGCCGGTTGGAACTAGTCGTTACGTAGTAGCGGGGTATCTTGTTGATGGGTATGTTGCGAAAGACTCTGCGTTTGTTTATGATCAGATGTCAATTCGAATTCAATCGTATGTTTTGAGCGACTATTTTGCGCAAGATTATGTTGGCCCAACTTTTGGGCCGTATTAAGGGGTTTACATGAAAACAAATGACCAAATCACCGTAGTGGGTACACCCCGCATTGTTTTAAAAGACAAAAATGGTAATGTGAAGCAAGACTTTTCGGTGCCAAATTTAGTTGTTACTACTGGTAAAGGGTTTATTGCCTCCCGAATGATCGGAACAGCAGCCAACGTTATGAGTCATATGTCTGTCGGTACGGGCACAACTGCTGCTGCGGTAGGGGATACTGCTTTACAAACGGAATTGGTTCGGGTTGCCTTAGCCAGTTCTGGAGTAGCCGCTGCTGTAGTGACTTACTCAGCAACTTTTGGTACAGGTGTCGGTACTGGTGCAATTACTGAAGCCGGTACATTTAACGCCTCTTCTGGCGGCACAATGCTCTGCAGGACTACGTTTCCAGTTGTTAATAAAGGTGCTGACGATACAATGAGTATTACTTGGACAATTACAATCCAATAAGACCTAATTAAATGAGCACTATTTACACCCGTGCAGGTAAAGGTTCTCCACTTGAATGGGCGGAACTCGATGCCAACTTTACCAATCTAAATACAGATAAGGTAGAGACAATCACATCCGCTGACGGGTCTATTGTTGTAACTCCTTCGGGAACTACAATTGATTTGGCAGTTTCTGCGGCATCCCCTGCTTCTACACTGTTAGCAGCAGTAAGAAACACGACTGGTGCAACCCTGACAAAAGGCACTGCTGTTTATATCTCTGGTGCAACAGGGCAAATTTCAACTGTCTCAAAAGCATTGGCTACAGGTGACGCAACCTCTGCTCAAACACTGGGCTTGATAACTTCAGACTTATCAAACAATTCAAATGGTTACGTAACTGTCATTGGTTTAGTTGCTAATATTAATACGTCTGCTTATACGGACGGGCAACAACTATATCTAAGCCCAATCACAGCGGGCACATTAACAGCGACAAAGCCTTATGCACCCCAGCACTTAGTCTACGTGGCTATTGTTGAATATGCACACCCAACGCACGGCAAGTTATTTGTTAAGGTGCAAAACGGCTATGAGATGGACGAGCTGCACAATGTCTCAGCGCAGTCTCCAACCACTGGTCAAACACTTGTTTACAACGCAAGCACATTACTCTGGGAAAAGTCTTTTGCCCCTATCATCAGCGGAACTACGATAAACGGAACAGTCATTGGCGGCACAACCCCTGCGGTTGGTACGTTTACTACGCTTACTAGCACAGGACAAGCAAACCTTGGTGGTGTGGCAGGTAGTGAGAGTTTGATAGTTAACGCTATTGCTGGTTCAACTCGGTGGATTGAAATCGCTGGCTCGGTTTCTGGCAACACATCAATTCGTACACGAGGCGCAGGGAATCCATCATTTCAGTTAGTAAATAGAGGCACAGGGCCAATTACATTTTCAACAGCAGATACTTTAAGCAATATACAAGCGCAAGTTTCCAACACCGCATCAGCAGTCAATTACGTTCAGGCTACAGGTGGTACTACCAACAATCGACCAACCATTTCATCACAAGGTTCAGATACAGATATTGGTTTTAACATTGTTACAAAGGGTTCTGGTACTCATAACTTTGCTTCTGATGCAAACATTGCGACAAGCCAATTTCAGGTAACAAGAACCCAAGCATCTGCTGTTAACTATTTGACAGCAACAGGGGCGGCAACTAACTTTTCCCCTCGTCTGCTTGTTGCAGGCACAGACACCAACATCTCCCAAGTATTCCAATCCAAAGGAACAGGAGCAATAGACCTAGCCGCTGGTAGTTCAGGGGTGAATATCTCTAATGGTGGTACTGTTACTGCTATTACTAGGACTAATGGCGGGTCAACTTATACAAGCACCCCCACATTAACAATAGCCGCTCCTACAACTGCTGGCGGTGTGCAGGCTACGGCAACATTTACAATGGGGCTTGGTGTTACTCCTACGGTAACAGCGGGTGGAACTGGTTACACGGTTGGGAATACGCTAACAGTAGTGGGCGGTACAGGGACTGCTGCCGTATTAACAGTTTCTGCCGTATCCGCTGGTGCTATTACAGCAGTTACGGTATCAAATTTTGGTACATACTCTGTTCTTCCTTCTGTCCCTTTTTCCGTAACAGGTGGGACAGGCTCAAGCGCAACATTTACGTCGACATTTGGTGTAAACAGTTCATTCACCATCACCAACGCAGGTTCTGGCTATGTAGAACAACCAACAGTAAGTTTCTCTGGTGGCGGTGGTAGTGGTGCGGCGGCTTATGCGACTGTGGGGTCTGGGACAACTGTTAAAACGCTTGGTTCTACGCTGTCGTTTACGACTCCTAGTGGAGAAGCATTTCGAGTAGCAGATGGTGCAACAACAGCAACAGTTAACTATTGGACAGCGTTTAGTTCTTCATCTACTCCATTTTTAAGAGGTAGTGGCACTGCCGCCAACGGAATTGATTCAAGCAATACAGCGCCTATTGTTTTTAGAACAAACGGAAGTTCTTTTTCTCAACAATTTGCCGTATCCCACACAGCCTCTGCTGTTAACTATGTACAAGTAACGGGGGCGGCTACTGGTGGCAGACCTACGATTTCAGCACAGGGTAGCGATGCTTCTGCTGGATTAAATATTTATGGTAAGGCTGGCGGTTCAATGATTTTTAGCTGTAATGGCGGCTCAGTGCTTGCCTTACTGTTAAGCAATACTACATCTGGCGTTAACTATTATCAAATGGCGGCAGGGGTTACAGGTACTGGCCCCGTCCTATCATCTCAAGGCTCAGACACAAACATTCCCCTAGTCCTACAACCAAAAGGAACAGGCGCACTCCAAGCCCAACAGACAGACTCTACTGCTACTGGTGGTAATGCTCGGGGTGCTAATGCTGTTGATTGGCAGACATTTACAAGAAGTTCTGCGGCACAGGTTGCTAGTGGGCTTGCTTCTAGCATATTAGGCGGTGCAAGAAATACGTCTAGTTCTATTGCTTCTGTGGTTGTTG